ACTGACACTGAAAGGGTCTTTTTACACATATAAATATGTTATGCAAACCACATGTGGCATTCAACCTATGAGAGCTGGCCACATACCCAACTGAATTTGGAGTAAAGAAAGGTTCTTGGAAGATATAATGATTATACAAAAAGTCTAGAAAAAATTATGACAGCAATAAATATTTATGAGTTTTTCTTGAACGCAAAGTTACGATTTTTGCTAAGAGGCTGAATTGCAAAGCGAATTGCAGTCACATATAATATAACAATAGTAGTTGCTATGCTTTTGAAGAAAGCGTATTTTGGAAAAGACATATATAGGAAAGAAAAAGGCCGCATGAAGCGACCTTTTTCTCGAGCATCCCCCGATTCTCTAATTCCTTACAACACCAAAGTAGAAGTGAATATGACTCCTTTTTACACCAACATCATCACAGAGCAAGCAGAATCTAATATTTTTAGTAATAGAGTTGTTACAAGAATTGATAAGTCGTTAGTAAATAAGGAGAATCTATCTAAAAATAATTCCACTATAATAAGTACGCTATTTGGCATATTCAATAGTAATGTTAAGGATTTGCGTAAGTATCTGAAAAATATAGGTATTATATTCTATGATTTTTGTTGCTTATATGCATTGAAATGCGTATCTTGTGAAACATTCATGCAAAAAGGCTCCCATGAGGAGCCTTTAAACTATCATATCCTTCCAGGTCAATGATGATCAAAACATACCTCACACAAACACAAACACAAGCACAAAATCACAATTCAGCTGATGTTTTAAATTATGCAAACATTGCATTTGATCATAACTCATTGATTTCCAATGATTTCTCTGGTAATAAGCCACAAAGTAAATCTACATTTTATAATCAGCGACAACGATTGCAGGCGTATAAACATATGAACAAACGAGCACGGAAGTTATACTTCCTACAAGTCTTTATGTATGCCAACGTTGGCATAGGCAACACTAAAGACTTCTCAAAGGAATATATAATGGAGTGGATTTACCAGACTTCTGGTTATCAGATCAAAAAACGCTCTTTAACCTTATATCTCAATGACTTAGTTGATTCTGGATATTTGGAAGTCAACCAGACCTACTATCGCAATCCTTTAGGTCAAATCATACCCGGCAATAACAATTATACATTATTAGATGTTGATCCTAATGTCCGTCTATGGTCCGAAGATAAGCCATTTAAAAAGTTCTCACCAGCGCGCAAAAAAATTGCGCACATCCCTTCTACTTCCTTCTTAAAGAAAGAAGAAAGAAGAACTATTAGTAGTACCACTAGTTTTTCGTCTGATGACTCTTTAGTAGCAGAGCAGAAAAAGCCTCCCCGAATACGACGACCCAAAATCATTGATCCAATGACTTGGTGGCCAAAAGGATCAACACTTGAGTTCTTAAACGAGCAAGTAGGACCGTCATATCTGCAACAAGAAGGAATCATTGAGGAATATAGGCAAGCTAAAGCTCTCCAGTATCCAGATGGGATATCAGAACATGAGATGTCCTATCAATTCTTTCCACATTTAAAAACAACAATCATTTTACGTAAGGAGCTCGGCAATGCATATATCCCTCTACACAGACGATGCGCTTTCAAGAAGAGCTCATCGAATCCACCTTCGCGTGCATCAGCCTACAAGTCACATACTGAGCAAATCTTTGAGCTACCGAAGAAAACGCCTTATACTCAGGCAATTATTCACAAACCCGTTGAGAGAGTTAATTACATCGATGATGCAGAAAATGACGAGATAGCTGACATGTTAGATGATTTCTACCGTCGAAATGACATCACAGACCGCAACCCCAAAAAGCGATAGATAACTTATGCTTCTGACACATAAACGTAATACCAGAATTATTTTCATACATGAAGACATCTTCCGTATCTGTGGATGTAATCACATTGAAGCGATGATATTGGAGATGTTTATTAGCAATGGATTCGTTGCACCTATTGCGGCAAGTGTGGAATGTATAGCCGGAAGCATCTTTCTTGGCGCTGCAAACCATTCTAAGGTGCAGAATTCATTAAATAGGCTTCTAGATAAGGGATATGTAAAGAACGACATCGTAGGGGCTCCTAAGCCGTTTAATAGGAAGGCCCCTAAGATTTGGCAATTAGATATTGCTACGATAGAACGTGATATTAAGCGCTTAGAAACTTAATCGTATGTGAAAATTGTCATCGCAATAGCACTTAATGCCATTACGATATAAGCTAATAATATTTCCATTATGCGTATTCCTCAGGACTAGGATCTAACCCAGTTTCAGGATTAAGATCTTCGTATGACTTTTCCTTTAAATTGTTATTCTTATAATATGACTCATAAAAATCCCTTTGGTCCATAAGAAAATGATCATTGATGTAATCGAATATAGGGTTGCGCATGTCTTTACTCCAATTTATGCGTTGTACGGAGATATTGTAGCGCATTACGTCAAAAGCGCAACATGTATTATAAAGATTTTAAAAAATCTATTGCTTCATCTACTCTATAAGTGAGTAAATATGGGACTTTTAGGTCTTCACAGCTGTTTTTAAAATGCTCTTGGGCAATAGATAGTTTGCACTTGGCATTTCGTTTGAATTCTATGAATGCAACTCTCCCTCCTTCGTATACCACGCAATAATCTCCAACCCCAGATACTACGCCCATGCGCTTTAGCTTAGCACCGTATTGTTGTGATGTTCTACGTTCATTTGGCACATGGAATACTAAAGGATCGGATTTAAACTGTCCAAGCAAAGATAACTCCTCGTATTGCGCGTAAAATTCTTGGCATATATCAGCTTCGAGCATTTATAAAACCTTATTGATATTACATATATAACCAATATAATAAATACACAGAATAATCAATAGTTTAAGATGCTTCGTAATATTAATGTAAAAAGCATCGTATTCTATATATGCATTTTTTGCTTCTTAATTGGATATTGCATTGCACTCGAGTATATATTACAACATCCACAACCAGAAAATATGCCTACCCAAATTAGTATTTTCGGTTGGTAATAATATACAACTTACCCTATTATACTCATGAACGTTGGCACCCTAATAGAATTCCTAGAAGACTTCCCACCAGATACTTTGGTCAAAGTATTTGATTATGATTGTAGGATGTTGCTTGAAGTCAATAGGGCATATGAAAGACCATGGAATGATGGGACTGTGGTTATCTTAAGTATCAATGAAGATTAACCTTTTCTTCTAAGCCTAGATATGTTATTGATATATATATTATATATCATGAGATTTGTGTAATGAGTCTTTTTGACAAAATGGACATCGTTAAAAAAGAATTCCCTAAAGTATTGAAGGATAATCTGGGTAATGTCACAGATACATGCAATATGTTAGGTTGCGCTCGTAGTTGGTATTATGCAATGAGACATGAAGATCCAGAATTCAAAGCATTATGTGATGAAGCTCATGAGGTAGTCATAGACTTTGTTGAGAGTCATTTATTCAAGCAGATTAAAGCTGATGTGCCATCTTCGACTATCTTCTTCCTTAAAACTCGCGCTAAAGATCGCGGCTACATAGAACGCAATGAATTCTCCGGCAAAGACGGGGGCCCAATACAAGTTGAGCAACTTAATGAATTAGAAACTATGTTGGCCGATCGTATTAGGCAAAATATCATTGCAGAAAACAAAGCTTTGGAGGCGTCCAGTGGAGATAACGGCTTGGTATGATGAATCAAAACGTGCAAAAGTATTAGAGAGCTTATCGGATATATATTATTATATGGTCCATGCTACCAATGTTGAAGAACGTAGAAATTGGGCTATGGCATACACACAATTATTATCCGCGTCCACTAAGAGCCAAGATGCCAATAGCTGAAGACCGCATCATGATCAAAGATGGTCTAAGACGCTATCTAGCTCCATTTATACAACAAGTAGTTAACACAGTCTCTCCAGAAGCCGACTATATACATAATTGGCATATAGATTTGATTGCACAGTATCTGCTTGCTTGCCAACGCGGGGATATTAAGCGGTTGATTATTAATATTCCACCGCGGCATCTTAAATCCATTTCTGTCAATGTAGCATTCCCAGCATGGCTTCTAGGGCATAATCCGGGCGAACAGATTATGTGTGCTTCCTATTCACAAGATCTAAGCTTTAAGCATGCCCAAGACTGTAGATTGGTAATGCAACAGCAATGGTATAAAGATCTCTTCCCTGCCACACAAATAGTTGACGATCAAAATACCAAGCGTAAGTTTATAACTAGCGCGCGTGGACATAGAATCGCAACCAGTGTTGGCGGCACAGCTACTGGCGAAGGAGCGCAATATCTAATAGTCGATGATCCAGTCAGCGCTAAACAGGGCGAATCAACAGCTTTTCGTGAATCAGCTAATACATGGTTCGATCAGACTTTTTCAACTAGGCTCAATGACAAACGCACAGGTTGCATTATAGTTATTATGCAAAGATTGCATGAGGATGATTTAACGGGCCACCTTCTTGCTAAAGGCGGCTGGGAGCATCTTTGCCTGCCGATGATAGCAGAATGCGACGAGATCTTAAGCAAAGGCTATATTAATGTCGAACGTAAGACTGGCGATCTCTTGCAGCCATCTCGCATAGATCATGAAGAGATTGCACGTATTAAGAATGAAGTCGGTTCATATGCTTTCTCAGGCCAATATCAACAACGCCCAAGTCCTGAAGGAGGTGGCGAATTCCGTACTGAATGGCTGATGTATTATGACGCGCTTACTTTTGGGACGCTGAACTATTACATATTCGTGGATCCTGCCAACTCCAAAAGTAAAGACTCTGATTATACAGCAATAGTTGTAATGGGCGCAGGAGGTGACGGTAATTTATACTTAGTTGACCTTGTGCGAGATAGATTAAATGTGCGAGAACGGGAAGAAAAGCTATTTGAGCTACATGCGAAATACAAGCCTAAATCAGTAGTTTATGAGAAATATGGCATGCAATGCGATGCTGATTGGCTGCGTAAGGCTATGGATGATCGCAACTATAGATTTCATATCCAAGAAGTCGGCGGTAAAGTATCTAAAGAAGATCGCATTAGACGGTTGATATCCTATTTCGCTGATCGCAAAATCTTTTTGCCTAAGTTATTATACAAGACCAATTATAAAAACCAGGCAATAGATGTGATAGACGAATTTGTCATACAAGAGTATTCCACTTTTCCTGTTGGTATTCATGATGATTTACTTGACGCTATGAGCAGGCTATGCGATATAACAATTCAATATCCCGGTTACAATACTATAAATTACTACGAGTTATACAAATGATTAACACCATTATTAAAGACCTGCAAGCTAGACTCAAAGCGTTGGAGAACTTCTTTGTGAAGGAATATTTCGAAAATTTAGACTCTGAGCTAAAGTCCACAAAATGGGTAGCTGCTGAAAGTCTGAAAATAGCTGAACGCAATGATATTGCTATAAACTATATAGCAAAACTTATAGAACAAGATCCAGAAGCTATACGTCTTGGCAAACGAAAAGTTGGAAGGCCTAAATTAAAATTCAAAACAGGAGAGAACACGTGAACGAGATAACTTTAGGAGATCGCGTAATGCTTTTAGATCGAATGGTTAAAGATTTGGATCTACAAATGAAATCTCATAATCACTCAATGATAGAATTTAGTAGTAGTCTAAATAGATTTTATCAACGCATGGATTTGTTAGAATCTGCTTGTGTCGATGCTAATGATTGTAATCTACAACATATGACTAGAACCGCTCATGATCTAATATATCAATTAGAAGCCTTTATCACTTGTATAAATAGCTAAGTGATTATTACATATACAATTTGTTGATCTATGCGTAAAAGTGAGATAATCTCTAACGTATTGAAATATAAATCATTACTTAGATGTTGCTTGATGAGCCCAAAGAATTGCTAGGCATGGAAGATGACGAACAGATCATCAGAGAAATGGAAAAGCGCATCAATGAAAACTTAA